GGGAGTCTTTGGATAATGACTGACTACGTAATTGATATTGAGACTGATGGTATTGATGCTACTAAGATACATTGTATGTCAATACATGATGGTAACAAGATTAATACACTAGTTACCTATGCAGATATGCAGGTGTTCATAGCCAACCTTGATAGTAATGATCGTATCATTGGTCATAACTTCATACGCTATGATGCACCTATCATTGAACGCATCTTAAATACTAACCTACCTTGTGAGATTGTAGATACCTTGGCATTGTCTTGGTATCTATATCCTAATCGTACATGGTCACATGGTTTAGAGAAGTGGGGTGAAGACCTTGGCATAGCTAAGCCTGAGATTAATGATTGGGAGAACTTAACCATAGAAGAGTACTCACATAGATGCGAGGAAGATGTGCGTATCAATACTAAACTGTGGTTAGGTTTCAATAGTTACCTTGAACAACTATACGATGGTAAGACTGAACGTATACTTAAATACCTTTCACTGAAGATGAAGTGCGCCATGTTACAAGAGCGAAGCAAGTGGAAGTTAGATGTTGATAAGGCTCAAGCATTACTTGAAGAGCTGACAACTGAGTATGACAAGTCTTACGACAGGTTGTTTAAGGTAATGCCACAAGTACCTAAGTATGTTGACCGTAAACGACCAGCTAGTATGTATAAGAAAGATGGTACGTTATCTACTGCAGGTCAACGATGGTACGACCTATGCGCTTCACATGGTTATGACTATACTAAACATGAAGAATCTATTAAGGTAATAGCTAAATGGGTTGACCCTAACCCTACCTCAATGGTTCAGATTAAAGCGTGGTTAACTGATTTAGAGTGGAAGCCTGACACGTATGATACTAACCCCAAGGGTGATCGCATACCTTTGGTTAAGTTAAAGGACGGTACGTTATCTAAATCAGTAGAGGCTATGATAACTAAGCACCCTTACTTAGAAGAGCTGGCTACCATGACAGTGGTTAAGAGCAGGATAAGTGTAGTTAATAATCTACTTAAGGCGGCTGATGCCAAGGGGTTTGTTACAGCACAGGTGCATGGCTTCACTAACACGCTAAGGTTTAGGCATAGGGTGTGTGTTAATATACCATCACCACGTAAGCCATACGGTAAAGAGATACGTGCATTGTTTACAGTGCGTAAGCCTGACCATGTGCTATGTGGTAGTGATATGTCCAGTCTTGAGGATAGAACTAAGCAACACTACATGTGGGGTTATGATCCTGAGTACGTTAAAGAGATGATGACTGAGGACTTTGACCCACACCTTGACTTGGCTTTGTCTGCTGGTGCTGTTACACCTGAGCAAGTTGCAGAGTATAAGGCTGGCAACCATACGCCAGAGGTGACACAAGTGCGTCACAACTACAAGGGTGGTAACTATGCTTGCACCTATGGGGCTGGTGTGCTTACGTTATCTAGGCAACTAGGTATTACTGAGTCAGAAGCTAGTAAGATACACAGGGCATATTGGTCACGTAACTGGTCAGTTAAATCTATTGCTGAAGATGCTATCATTAAATCAGTTAAGAACATTAAGAAAGAAGACAACACTTGGTTATACAATCCTGTTAGTAAGCTTTACTATTACTTAAAAGCTGACAAGGACAGGTTCAGTACACTTAATCAAGGTACTGGTGTGTTCTGCTTTGATGTTTGGATTGCTGGTATACTACGTAAACGACCACAACTAACCGCCCAGTTTCACGATGAGATAATCTTAGAGTGTAAGCAGGGTACTGAACAAGAAGTAACTAACCTACTAAAGGAGTCTGTACATGAGGTAAACAAGAAACTTAAGCTCAACCGTGAGCTAGATTGTGACATTCAATTTGGAAAAGACTATTCCAATATACATTAATATGTGTTATACTATTTATCCGATTCAATAAGGAGATTTACATGGCTTTAAAACGTAGAAGTACTATACCTGAAACCAAAACCAACAATGACAATGTTGAGTACACCAACCTAGAAGCTGGCGAACATGAGGGTAGATTAGTTTATGTAGCAGACTTGGGCTTGCAAGAGCGTGAGTACATGGGCGAATCAAAACCACCTGCTCAACAACTTTCACTAGGTATCGAGATCATTGGTCAAACAGTAAGCATTGATAGCAAGGAAGTACCACGCATCTTATGGACTAAACCTTTCAATGTATTCTACACTCTTACTGAGAAAGGCAATGAGATGAAATACTTTAGTGTCTTTGATGCATCTGCTCAAGAGGGTAGTGTAGCTGACTGGGATTCTGTACTTGGTTTACCCTGTAATGTAGTAATTAAACATACCAAAGGTAAGGGTGAGAACTCTAACCGAGTGTATGATAACATCTCTAACCTAACACCTATACCTGCTAAGTATCAAGAGGGTGTGGGTGCTGCACTTACTACTGACATGGCAGTTGGTGATGCTGATGACGAGAACAATGCGGCAACTAAAGCATTGTTTGGTTTAGCTAAGTTTGTATTTGATAAGCGTATCAATGAGAACAAACCTAAGCTATCTGTTGTTAAGGAATCAGTATCAGATGAGGACGATGACTTTGAAGACGATATCCCATTCTAAACTGCTGATTGATGGTGACCCTATCGTATACCGCATAGGGTTTGCCTGTCAGACTACCGATAAAGAAACAGGGTTGGTTGAGGCTGACCCTGTATCTCACACACTGCATAGCTGCAAACAGTTTGTTAATCAATTACTTAAGGATACTGGTGTATCCAAGTATAAGATATACCTAACGGGTAAGGGTAACTACCGTCACAAGATACGTGATGACTACAAGGCTAACCGCAAGTCAAAGGGTAAGCCTGTTCACTATGACCTTATTCGTGACTACCTAGTTGAGAGATACTCTGCTCAAGTGGTAGAGGGTATGGAGGCTGATGACGCACTAGGTCTTGCCCAAACTGATAGTACAATTATATCAACCATTGATAAAGATTTACTTATGGTTGAAGGGTTGCACTACAACTACGGCAAGCAAGAGTGGACAACTGTTACTGCTGATGAGGGAACTTACTTCTTCTACAAGCAGATGCTTACAGGTGATCGAGTAGATAACATAACAGGTATCCGTGGCATTGGTGAAAAGAAAGCTGCAAAGTTATTAGATGCAACTAAGCGTGACAAGTGGGACGATTTAATTATCGACATGTACATGCAAGAGTTTGACAATGGCTTTGATCGAGCAGTAGAAAACTCACAGCTACTATGGATACTACAACGAGGCAAGGACATGCCTATTAGGTTCGTTAATGAGTAAGCGCAATAAGAAACACAAAGATACAATATACCGCAGTGGTCTTGAAAGCGTACTAGCTCATGGACTTAAAGGTTACAACTTTGAGTACGAACCTTTCAGCGTACCGTATACTACTCATCGTAAGTATACACCTGACTTTGTAAGAGGTAAGTTTCTTATTGAGGCTAAGGGTTTCTTTAGGGCTGGTGATACAATGAAATACAAAGCTATCCGAGATAGTATAGATGGTGAGTTAATCTTTGTATTGTCAGACCCCTATAAGAAAGTACGTAAGGGAAGTAAGATGTGTATGGGGCAGTGGTGTGAGAAAGAAGGCTTGGCTTACTTCACTGTTACTGAGATTGAAGAGTTACTTACATATATACAGGAGAAAGAAGATGAAGATAATAGTGATACCTGATTGTCAGGTTAAACCTAACACCCGTATAGATCACCTTGAGTGGGCAGGTAAGTATATCGCTGAGAAGAAGCCCGATGTTATTGTTAACATTGGTGACTTCTGGGATATGCCTAGCCTGTCATGCTATGATAAAGGTAAGAAAGACTTCGAGGGTAGACGGTATAAGAAAGATGTAGAGGCTGGTAACGCTGCAATGGATTTACTTCTAGCACCAATAAAGAAAGAGTCCAACAAGCGTGGCAGTAAATGGAAGCCTAGATTAGTTCATATTCAGACAGGATACCACGTGTCCCGCCCTACTCATCGAGCTCACAGCATGTGCATTTTTGTGTACGGGGCTGTCACCCTGTATCGCGCGCCTTTCCAGACGCTTCCACTAACACACACACTGATTCAGGCTCTGGGCTGCTCCCCGTTCGCTCGCCGCTACTGGGGGTTCCTTAGAAAAACAAATTGGCATGGGGTTTTTTGAGCCAAAGGCTGAGGGAGCTTCTTGTTATACAAAAAGACCTCCCCGCGTTTGCCAAAAGGGAATGGGGTTATAATTCTCCAAATAGACAGGGATA